ATCTTATCAAATACTTCTCTTTTAATCATCATAAAACCAGTTGGAGAATGGGTTACTTCTATAATTCCATCTTTTATTTTTATTGCATTATTATCAGGTACTTTCATAGGATACCTATAAAAAGCTTTATTACGAATATCTTGTGTTGTTTTTAATCTACCTTCTTCAAATAACTTTAAAGCTTTATCCCAGTTCATATCTTTCAATGGATAAGGTATAGATATAATATCTTTATCACAGGCAACTAATCGTTCAGCTGCACCTGCATTAAAAGATATATCGGAATCAATAAATAATAAATGAGTTGAATCAGATTCTAAAAATGCAGATACACACATGTTTCTACCTTGTGTAACTAGTGATGATTTCATTAAGTGAAATCTAACCCCTATTTTTTTTCTCCAACATTCTTTTTGTAACTCTAATAAGGATTGAGTATAGTGAATTGAACATTCACTGTGTACTGGGGTTGCAACAAATAATTTAATCTTAGGATCTACTTTAGGTTCGTTGTCCGTGGCTCGTGGTTCTTGGTTAAACCATATTGGTTCATGATTTTGCATCTAAAGCTCCTTTTAAAAATTGTTGCCATTCATGTTTTCTATTTTCCCAATTATAAAATTTTCTATAAAAACCCATTTGTGATCTTTGTAATTCTTTCATTCCATCTGTGTGTAATTGTATTGCTATACCTTCTATAGCATATGCAAACGCTCTAGCTAAATTTTTATAATCATCACTATATTGAACATAAGTTGGCCACTCAGAACAAGTTTCATATAAAGCTCCATAATTTGTTACAATTGAATGTAAACCAAACGACAAGGCTTCAATAGCCGATATACAAGAGGTTTCTTCCCAAATATTAGGATAAGCATAGATATGATAATCTTTCATATTATGTATAATTTCTTCATTTGTTGCATAACCTTTATAAACTACATTTTTTAATTGTTGGGCTTGATCATATAAAGGTTTATACATTTCATCATTTCTTTCTTGAAAACTGCTTCCGTAAATTTTAGTTGAAGAATACACATGGCATTTTATTAAAGGGTTTTTAACTAATTGCATTGCTCCTAATAATACTGATAAACCTCTCCAAGGAGTTGAGGTATAAACTAGATTTATAGGATCACCTTGTTTATATTCTTTTATAATACTAGGAAATTTTTCTATTGCATTTTTAATAACCACACATTTGTTGGCTGGAATTTTAAAAGCCATTCTATATTTTTCAACACACCAGTTACTGTTAAAAACATACCAATCGTATTTATTATGATTTGTTTTTTCCTTAAACCAAGGAGCTACATTAGGTTGGTCGTAAGAATTTTGTACCCAAAGAATATTTATTTTAGTTTTAGATAACTCATGTTTTTCAGGAACAGATGTTGTTATCTGAAATTTATTTAATAATTCATTATCTACATGTTTGCACAGCAGATTATACTGTAACTCAGTTCCACCAACGGGATTCATAAATTATTTTTTTATAGTATCACCTTTGGTATGTAAAGAGGCAACTGTAATTTCTAAATCTTGTTGAAAATCATCAGCAGTTGTGTCTGTATTAGGATCAGCTACATCTGCATCAAATGCTTCTTTATCAGCATAGACAGTTCCTGTTCTTTTATTTTTTACAATCTCCTTAGCAATTGCTGGTATTTTTGGTAAATCACTCATTATATTCTTCCTTGTTTGTTATATTTCTTATAGTCTCTTTTTTCACTTTTGGAAAGACTTTTTTTATGACGACCTGGTCTTTTTTTAGGCTTAGGTCTTGGTACGAAATGTGTAAATTTTTGTTTAGCCATTCTGATCTTCTCTTGATATTTCTAATAAAGATAGTGTTGCACTTATACCAGACGTATCAGAAGTTTCAATTGATATGGAATCTCCTTCTTCTAAAATGATAGGTCCTTTTGCTAAATTACAAATAGTAGGGCCTGTGATATTTGCATAAGCTACTTGGTATGTTGTACTAGCAGAAGAATCTGTTACAGCAACTTTTACTATTTTACTTCCTGATTCATTAGTTGCTTGTATGTTTTGTATAACACCCCTTGCATTTGATGGAGCTGTGTAAACAGTTTCAGGACTTGTGCCAGTTGGATCATAGAATGCGTTTTTATAAAAGTTTGCCATTAGTTATCTATGAGTATTAACTCAAATCCTCCTGATGCTGAAGATGTAGAACTTGAAATTGCTTGTAATTCTATATCTGTTTTTTCTGTAATTTTAGTTATAGCTTTTTTAGGGAAATATGTAAAACCACCTCTAATGTTTAAATATTCTTTTGTTTGAAAAGCGGAATCTGCAACAGTATTATTTCTAGTTTTTAACTTACAAGTTTGTTCTTGATCTTTCCCTGATCCAAAGTTCATCGCTACAACATATCCTGTTTTACCTGCAGGTATGGTATATATTGCCATTAGTGTTTGTCCATTGCCAGCAGTTATAGTTGCAGCAACATCAGATCCACCTGTATAAGTTACAGATATATTTCCAACATTGTTTCCAGATGTCCCAGCAGTCTCAACAGACATTCTAAATACTCTTAAAAAAGTTTGAGTAGTTGTAACTGTAGTTGTTCCATCCATATCAATTGTCTCTTCAGCCAAATTATAAGAACCATCTAAACCTTGTATTCTCAAAGTTCTAGCACCTGTTCCAGCTACATCGTCATTGGCATCATCACTAACAACATCAACAGTAACTGCAGTGGATTGATAAGGATATTGTCCGCCTGTTTCCCAAATAACTTCAAAAGAACCTGATCCAATTGAATCATTATATCCAAACTTATTTACTTTTGTGTAACCAGTAAAGTCTCCTTTAGCAACTGCAAGATAAAAATCTATATCACTAGTACCTGGACTAGTTCCACCTGTTGTATTTACATTATTACATGAACTCATTAGCAACCAAACCTCATGTTAAACCAAGTAAATCTTTCTAGTTCTTGTTTTAGCTCTTCTTGAAAAGCAAAGTTTAATTGATTTTTTAATGTTTCTAAAGACGCAGTAATTTGCCTTTGATTTGTAACTTCGTATTGTTCTTTAGGTTCTGGAATATAAACTGTTATCTTTGCCATTATCTTCTACCATCAGGTTGAAAATCAAATCTAAATAAACCTAATCTCCAATTTTCATCAGTTGAATTATTTTCTATTTTTAATGCAGCTAATCTTGCTCTTGCTCTAGTATCTACTTTTTGAGTAGAGCTTGTTATTGTAAACGGCCCTAAAGGTGAACTTGATTGTGTATCAGAAGGATAATCTCTTAATTGCATTGTTACTTTAGCACTACCTTGTAATACTTTAAAGTCTGGAACAAACCTTCTTATTTTTATAAAAAATTCTCCTTCTCCACCTGTGTCTAAATCAAAATCTCCAGATTCAATAAATGCTGCTATAGCTGTTGCATTACCATTTGCATCTACTTCATTAACTCCAGTTTCATGTTCATAATAAATAGACTTTCCTTGGCCAGCAGTGATTCCATTAACCGTTGGAAAATTAGGTGCACTATTTTCTACAAATTTAGTTGCATAAGGTTTATCAAATATCACTTGATCTACATAAGAAGATCTAGCTAAAGTTCCTGTTACCCATGTGCCTTCTAAATAATTATACACAACCATTCTATTTACAAATGTACTTGAAGCGTCAGGGTAAAACCAAATTATTTCATTAAATAAACTATTATGTGAAGAATAAACTTGTTGGCCTGCATTTTGATTTAACCCTGGATTAGTTCCTGTAGTTTTAAAAATAAAATCTTCTACAGGACAAGGCATACGTTTTACGGAACCATCATAAACAAAAAAGCCTCCTTCATCAGACATCCAATAAACAGTTGTGTCTACAAATACCATTGCATTTTTACCTATAACTCCACAGTTCGAACCTACTTGTCTGATAGAAAAGGTAAAAGGTGGACCAACAAATTGCATAATATACGCTGAAGTATCTGTCCCTACAAATGTATAATCTTTACCTTGAACAGCTCCCATAATTTGAGTTCCTGAATCAAGTTGAAATGTTCCTGCAGTATTTACAGAAGTAGGTTGATAATCAGTACGATCCTCTTGGTCAGAAAATCTTATAAACATTTTATCTTGTGTTAAAGGAGATCCTATTGTTGTTTCAGTGCCTAAATGAAATAAATGCCTGTCCCTGTCTGAAACTATTGTCATTACAGATTTAGTTGGATTATTCGCAATACTTGTTGCTCTTGTTTCAAGAGCACTTGAATCTGTAGCTATTGGATTCCAATTAAATGATCTTCCGTTATGTACAGTTGCAATTAATATTTGACCGTAATTATCTAGTGACCATGAACCAGGATCTAAAAAAGTTGTTGTAGATGATCTCGGGGTTCCCCACGTACTCGCTCCCCAGGTGCTTGCACCCCAACCAAATCCTCCTGTTTGTACTAAACCACCTATATCAATGTAAGGTAAAGGATCTAAAGTTCCGTCATTCGTGGCCCCTGTACCAGTCTCTGCAGAAGGCATGGTAATTGTAAAAGTTGTTGAGCTTGGAACTGTTTGTACTTCAAATAATATATCATCAAAATCCGTAGCAGTATAATCTGTTTGCCCTGCTGTAAAAGAACCTGCATTTTCAAAAGTTACTATATCTCCAATATTAAGATCGTGTCCAGCGGATGTAGTTATAGTTACAGTTGCAGACCCATTTGTAGTTGTAATATTAGCTCCTGTAGATTGTCTATCAGGGTCTATAGGAGTGATATCATAAAATTGACCTGAATAATAAATATATAAACATCTGTTAGTACCGATAGCATTATATTTTCTTCCATCTAAATCTGTGAAAGTATGTTGTGCTCTTGCTACTCCAATTAATTCTAAAGAAGTTTCTTGTACCCATCCTCCTATCTTTTCAGGTTGCCCAGACCTAAAACGTACATTATCTCCGTCTACCCAGTTATTTTCATTTTGAGTATCTGTTAATTGTTTATTAAAACCAGGTCTAAAAGGTACTTTTGTTAAAGCCATGACAGTATTATACACTAATATATAATATCCATAAAGTATCCTAAGTTTCTTTTAAAATGACTATATTCCAATCAAGATCTTTAATTAAATCATCTAAATGTTGTTTTTGACTCTTATTTAATTTACAGTATTCAATAAGTTCTTGGGTGTCTACTAAAATCCAACTATCTGTTGTTTCAAAAGCAATTTTGTCTGCTTTTGAATTTACAAAAATTTCTTTACCTGATTGATCATTGTCCATAGCAAACATTGGTCTTATATCAAATTTTAATAATTGATTTGAGACTTTGTATGGAATTCCTTCAATATCCCAATGTTCTTTTTTTCTTTCCTGAGGAGAGGGATATTTTACTTCTTTTAAATAACTATCAAAGGATTCTTTTGTCATTTAATATCTGTTCTATAAATTCTTTATGACCTATTTTTTTATCACTTAAATAATAATTTTTGTAATCAACATAGTTTCTTAGAACAATATCTCTTAAATTTACATTTAAAAGTTTATATTCCTTTTCAATATTTTCTTTATTAAAAAGA